GAATAATCTAAGTCCGCTATCTTCAGCCATAGTAATTCCTAAATTAAGTTAAGAGGGGCCATTATAGCCCCTCAAAGTATTTATAGTGGTTATGAAGTGGTTGCAGCTTCCCAGTATTGTACTTGGAATTCAACAGAGAATCTCTCAATCTCATTTTCTAAGCCATAGCTTAGATCAATTGGTGAGAGTGCTGTTGGAAAACAACCACGGAAGTTGTAAGTCTTCAACACAGATCCATCTTTGTCAATTTGATCAACAACCAAATCTGCTTCGTAATCAACAGGGTTGGTTAGACCAGTATTTGCACTATGTGCATTCATACCGTTCATCCAACGCTCCATTGAGTCACGAACATTGAAGTCTGTATCGTTAATAATGGTTGGTGTCCACACATCGAATGTACGATCACCCGCCATCTTTAACTGACGACCACGGAAAGGAACAATAATTGTACCCATTGTGGAAGCAGGCAACTGAGCTGCTTCACACAAGAACGATGTTAATTCTACATCGCCACCTGCATACCCCGGGAAGTTAATTGTCGCCTTAAATAAATTAGGACGAGCACCGCCTCCGCGTAGTTTTGCTTTAAAATCATCAACGCCTAATACTGCCATCTCTTATCTCCCCTTTATACCTGTCTTCCAGCGACTTCTTCGAAGTCAACACCAGATCTGACCGCTACAAAGTTTAGAGTGATGTAGTTGATAGAACGTGCTGGCTTAATAAAGATGTTAGCTATAAACTCGTTTCTATCTACGATTGAAGGTGTATTGTTTGTCTCATCGCACACTACTCTAAAGTCTGTGATACCTCTACGTCCTTTGATTTCTCTAAGGAAAGGCTCAACGATGTTAACAAACTCAGCTCTTGTGAATTCATCATTCAACTCGAACAATGTATTCCTTGCTGCCACTCCAATGGCTCTTTCTACTACATTAAACAGACGACGAACATTGATGCGATCAAATGCACTTGGTCTATTTAGATGAGTTTTATCACCATAGAGTAACACACCCTGTCCTGGTAGATTGGCTACTGGATTGATACCTGCTTTATAAAGAGTATCTCTCTGTGCCTTAGTTGGTGTATAAGCTAGAGATGTTACCCCAACGTAAGCTCCTCTGCGGGAACCTGCAGGTGAGAACCATGGTGCAGCATTTGCATCGGATGCAGCCATAATACCTGCTGTCGATGATGCGGCTGGGATGGTAACATACTTATCGTTGTATTTGTCATAGACCTTTAAGTAGTTATTGTCCATAAACAGGTATGAGCTGTACGTTAAGCCATTTGCATCAGATACTGTTGTTGTTACAGGATCGGGTTTGCCAACCACTGTATCTCTAGCAGGTGATGTAACTACAACACAATCTTTACGAGTTGTTCCTGCAGTTGCAACTAGGTCGTTCACTAATGTTTTTAGCGCTGTGCCTGAATCTGCTTGAGGTGCAATCAAGAAATCTACTTGTAAAGTATCTTTATCTTCAAATGCATCAAACCCTGTTAGATAGTTACCTATGCTCGCGTTACTATTTGACCCATTTTGGAGTCTTTTAGTACCGGTTGAATCTAGAGCCGAGTTCAGCCAAATATATTCTGATTGTCTATTAATAACATCTTTCATGTAGTTGCTTGAACCATCTACATTTGATGCAGAGTCTACAGAAGATACAAATGGGAATCTTTCTAGAACTGATCCTGCCGTTCCTGTGATTACCCCACCCTGATCAAGTACAAGTATATGATGCTCTTCTCCTGTTGGGATCGCATCAAATTGATCTTTATAAGCGCTATCCCAGCTTGACCAGTTTGCGCTATCTGACCAAACAACCTGAATTGAGTTGCCAATTTCACCAGGCCATTTTGCAAAAATTGTGCCTGAATCAAAAGATCCGTTTTCCCATGCATCGCGATTTTTGATCTGATTTTCTATGTCGCTGTCGCATGCGTTGTAAGCAGCGTCATCAACAACTCTAACAGTTTGCAATGCATTGGCGTATTTTAAAAAGTATGCAGCAGACAAAAAGTCCACAGCAGTACTATCGTTAGGTGCCCCAAATGTTTCAGCAAGCTGAGTCTCAGTAGAGATCAGTGTTGCTACTTCAGCAGGACCCCAGCGAAATTCTCCTGCAAATGCGCCAGTAGTTGACTGTACATTAGGCACACCGCCCGTTAGGTCAACTTCTTTGACGACAATAGCTGGAGACTCTGAAGGTGTACCAATTGCCATGTTTCGTTCCTTTTCCAGTAATCGAATTATAAGTTTTTACATAATACGGAATTCAATTACTTCTATTTATATTTTTGTATATTTAGTAGATCTCGCCCCAGTCTTGAACTGTGGTTTGCCTCATCCACTTATCTCTCATATCCGCTTCTTCGACTGC